CCGGATGCGACTCGGTGATCCACAAATCGGGAATCTGCACATTCTCCTACAAGGATTCGCGGGTGGAGGAGAATAGGCGACTGTTTACCAGCGATGCCAATAACTGGTCAAATCCATCTATCATCAGCATGGAAAACATCACCTGGTGCGGATCGGCGGAAGCCACCGATCGGATCATCTTCCACATGGCTGAGAACGGGCTGGTAACGCTCAAGAACATACTGCTCAATCAGTCGGATACGGATACGGATACGGTTGCGGACTGGCTCTTTTCCTTCACGGGCGGGTCCAGCAAAGGATCACACCTGTTGATTGACGGCATTATTACGACCAACGCAACCCTGGAGAGCCTACTCTCCATCGGGGGCGGAACCAAGCTATTCGCTGAGGTCAGGGGGATGTCTCAGGCAACAAGTTCCGGCTTGAGCGGGACGTGTGTCGGGCGCAAGATTCTCGTCTACAACGACGGTCCGACCGACCAAACTCCCGCGAGTGGAGGAGGGGGCAGTCTCACCGGAGTCGTCTATTCGGCAGGCTGGGCCGACCTCGGCGGCGCGTACCCTGCCGCCACTTGGTACAAGGATATGGACGGTTACATTCGCCTGACCGGACTGTTAAAGCGCACAGGGACCACAATCAGCGCAGGCTATTCCGGGGCAATCTTCACCCTGCCCGTGGGCGCTCGGCCAGCGGGGACCGAACAGTTCATGGTAGCCAAAGATGCCACCGTCGCCTTCTGCGAAGTTGGCGCCGATGGGGTTTGCCAGTTCTGGGTGCCGTACACGTGGACGTCCGAGGTGTCCAGTATGTGCCTCTCCGGCATGATGTTCCGGGCCGCCTGAGTCATCCATCATAGGGGGTCACCCTGACCATCTGACCTCACCCCGTCGTATCGCCGTCGAAGCCCAACGCCCCGTAAAGGAGGTTCCCAATGGCAGGTCTAGGCATTAGCGGCCCCATCCCGCAGACAGATGACTCACTCGCCCGTAAGCGGTCACGTAAAGGCGGCGAAGACAAGCCCCTTACCGTTGGTGAGCGCCGCCCCACACGGGTTCCCCGGGCCGATCCCCAGTGGCACCCCATTGCTAAGCAGTTGTTCAATGCGGTGAAGCGTTCGGGTCAATCCGACTTCTACCAAGACTCGGACTGGTGGCTGCTGTACTCGCTATGCGAGGACCTGTCGGTCTACAAGACTCCCCGCCACGAGGAAGAGGACGGGACCGTTTGGTACGGTCGCCGTTCCGGCCAAATGCTCCAGACGATCATGTCTTCGATGGAGCGGCTGTTGATTACCGAGGGCGATCGTCGCCGCGTACGCATCGAGCTGCATGAAGCCGACACGCCCAAGCCCACGCTCACCGTGGTGGGTCTCGACCTTTACCGCGACCGGCTGAAGTCGGCCTAACCCCGAGGAGTGCCCGTGTCCCAAGCATCCCATCCCCACGTGAACTGGCGGGGCGGTACAACCTGCGTCCGCGCTGCGGCGATGCTCACTGGCATGGTGGTCCTGCTCGCCGTTCAGGGGCGCGCCGGTATCGCCAATGGCATCACGCTCGCGCAGGGCTCGTACCGGCCCTGGTCGAAGTATTCGGCCAACACCCACGCCGGCTGCGGTGTCGTTGACATCTCTCGCTGGAACTCGGTCACGGGCAACCTTTGGACCCAGGCCGAGTGGGCGTGCATCGTCGCCGCTGCGCGTCAGGTTGGGTTTGCCGCCTGGCATCGGTTCGCGATCAAGGACCTGTGGGTCGAACACACCCACTGTGTCGCGATCGGCTGCCCCGACTTGAACGTTCCCGACGCCACGGATCAGGTCACCTCGTATCGCAACGGTCACGACGGACTGGCGAGCAATGGTTCTGACAACGGCCCTCGGAATTGGGTCAGCATGACGTGGGAGTCGCACCTGGACACTCTCATCCCGCTCACACTGGAGGACGAAGACATGGCATCACAGAAATACCTTTACAAGTTCGCTGGACACCCGGCGGTGTTCTTCGGCGACCTCGAAACCTGTCGCTGGGTCAAGACGGAAGCAGAGGCGGCCGACATTAACTACGAGACGCGCACGCGCTTTGGAAACACAGGACTCCCCGTGGCTGGCCCCGGCGTGATCCTGGTCGCCAAGAACGTGCCAATTCGCGTCCTTGGTCGCAAGGAACTCATCGGCGTCATCGAGGGCGACGTGCCCCCGGGCTGGGCTGCCTAACAACTTGATCGGAGGTGAGCACCTGTGGCTTCTCCCAAAACGAGCGCCCCGGTGCCCACTCTCGCACCCCTCGACCTGAGCACCTTGATGCCCACCTACATTGGCCCCACTTGGCAGCGTGACGAGGATGGGCAGTTCATCCTGCCCGCTCTCACGCTCGGGTGGGAGATTGCAGGTTGGTGCCACGCTTACATTCTTGACCCCAACTGCGACGAAGACGATCCGCAGCCCTGGGAGTTTACCCTCGAACAGCTCCGGTTCGTTCTGTGGTGGTACGCCGTCGATAAGACCGGCCGTTTCATCTACCGCACGGGCGTTCTCCAGCGATTGAAGGGTTGGGGCAAAGACCCAATTTTAGCGGTCCTCGCCCTGGTTGAACTCGTCGGCCCCTCACGCTTCTCCCACTTCGACGCCACCGGCTTCCCGGTCGGCAAGATACACCCCGCTGCCTGGGTGCAGGTGGTTGCCTCATCGCAGCCAGCGACAGTGACCACCTTTGAGATGTTCCCGCGTCTCATGAGCAAGCAACTCATCGCCGACTACAACATTGACGATGGTAAGGAACTGATCCGTGCCCGTGGAGGGCGTTGCCGGATCGTTGCCGTCACCGCCAATTACCGCACGCTTGAGGGCTCGCGTACCACGTTCACCGTGCTTGTCGAAACACAGCATTGGGTGAAGGGGAACAACGGCCATCAGATGTACGACACGATTCAGTCGAACGCCACCAAAGGCGGCAACCGTTTCCTCGCGATCACCAACGCATACCTGCCTGGCGAGGAAAGCGTCGCCGAGAAGATGCGTCGCGCCCACGTGGCCATCGTGGAGGGTCGCGCCGTAGAGGTCGGTTTCCTGTACGACAGCGTGGAGGCGCACCCGAAGACACCCCTCACCCCCGAGGGGATCATGCAGGCGATTCCCCTGATACGCGGAGACAGCATCTGGCTAGACCCGCTCAACGTCATCGCCGAAGTCATGAAAACAGACGTTAGCCCTGCCCGTTCGCGGCGTATGTGGCTTAACCAGATCGTCGCCGACGAGGATGCGCTGTTTGAGGAGGACGACTGGGACGACCTGCGCCAAGTGGGCGAGCGCCTATCGCCGCACGATGAAATCGTGCTCGGCTTCGATGGCGGCAAGTCCGACGACGCAACCGCACTGGTCGCTATTCGCGTACGCGACGCATTCGTGCAGCCCCTGCTCATCGAGGAGCGCCCTAGCGGCCTCGACTACTGGGAGGTTAACCGCGAGAAGGTGGACGCCGCCGTACATGCAGCCTTCCAACGCTTCAAGGTCCGTGGCTTCTACGCCGACGTGAGCCTGTGGGAGTCCTACATCGCACAGTGGTCGGCCAGGTATGGTCCGCAGCTTGAAGTTAAGGGTCCTGACCTGGGCGGTAACGCGATCGGCTGGGATATGCGTGGCGCAACTAAGCGAGTGACGATGGCGAACGAACTGCTCATGCAGACGATCCTCGACGGCAACCTCGCCCACGGTGACGACACCGATCCACTGAACGTGACGCTTCGCCGGCACCTGTTGAACGCCCGCCGCCGTGAGAACGGATACGGCGTCTCGTTCGGCAAGGAAAGCCGCGAGTCGCCTAAGAAGGTGGACGGTTACGCGGCCCTGATGGTCGCATACGCAGCTCTCAATGATCTTCGACAGAAGGTCACCACAAAATCCCGCACCGGGCAAGCCTGGTTCTTCTGATAGGGGTCCCCATTGACTGTTCTCGATAATGTACGCGAGGGGTTGAAAATCCTCTCTCGTGACCAAGACCGCCTCGACCGTATCGGTCGATACTTCAAGGGCGAGCACGACATCCCCTACATGCCGGACTCTGCGGAGGTGGAGTATTACCTGCTCGCCGGCAAGTGTGTGACGAACTGGTGCCCGAACCTCGTGGGCGTTCCGGGGCAGGCGTTGTACGTGGACAACTTCAGGCGCGGCGGTGTCGCGGCTTCGGCCGGCTCGCGGTCGCTAGAGATGGCCCACTGGCAAGCGTCTCGACTGGACGCCAGGCAGGCGTCGATCTACCGCGCCGCACTGGAGTTCGGCCATTCATTCGTCGTCACCGAGAAGGTGAAGGGCAAGGTCATCACACGCGGTCTAGCGACACGTCGGACGGTCGCCCTCTACGAGGACGCCGCCACCGACCTAGTTCCGCAGGCCGCCCTGTATCGCGCCTCCCGCCCGAACGGCGATGACAAGCTGGGGAAGCTCATTTACTGGGACGCGAAGTTCCGGTATGACTTCAAGTACAAGGACATCGATCACATCACCGCCGTGGGCAGGCCCGTTCGACACGGCGCACTTGAGTGCCCGGTCACCCGCTTCGCCGCATACGTGGATGATGAGGGCGACACCTGGGGCGTGATCGAGCCGATGATTCCGGTGCAGGATCGCATCAACCAGACGGTGTTCGATCTTCTGGTTGCCCAGACCTACACGGCCTTCGTGGTGCGCACGGCAACGGGCCTTGCCCCGCCGCTGAAGATGCAGAAGAACGCCGATGGCATCATGGAGCCAGTGCTCGACACGGACGGCAACCCGGTCCCTGATCGGCAGTTCCTGAACGCCTCTCGCTGGATGTATGGCGCAGACCCGGCCACCAAGTTCGGCACCCTGGAGGCTGGCAGCCTTGAAGGGTTCGTCCTTGCCCTCGATACAGCGCTCAAGCATTGGGTGGGCCTGTCGCAAATCCCACCGCACTTCCTGCTCGGCCAGATCGCGAACGTCAGCGCGGAAGCGCTGCAAGCCGCAGAGGCCGCCCTCGGTCGCAAGGTTGAGGAGTTCAAGCACGGCTTCGGCGAATCGTGGGAGCGCGTCTTCCGCATCGCCGCCGCAATGGCGGGCGACACAATCGCCGCCGATGACGACTTCGGAGAAGTTGTCTGGCGCGACATGGGCGTGTCTTCTCTTGCACAGTCGGCCGATGCGCTTGGCAAGTTCGCCGAGTCGCTTGACGTTCCCAAGGAGGGAATGTGGTCCCGGATTCCTGGCGTTTCGCAGGCCGAGATTGACGAGTGGCATAAGATCAAGGACCGCTTGGACAAGGAAGCTCAGCTCTACCAGAGCAACCTGGGCATCGGTGGCGCTGACGCTCAGATGATGAGCGCTTGGGCCGCCATGCCAGGCCACGCCGCCCCGGTCACCCCGGTTGCGACCGATGGCCTGGCAGCCTAAGTCAGACGAAGCGTACGAGGCATCTAACACCTTCCATGTGGCCCTTGCCCTAATCGGCAATGCGGTATACGCCGCACTACTCGCCCTCTGGGCTCGGCTAGTTACGCCGACCCCGGGGCGAGCGCCGGTGACATCGACACGCTGGGCAACTAGCGCAGAGTCGATCATCAACGACGGGCGTAAGGATGCCGCCATACTAGCCCACGCATTCCTGATGCTTAGCAGGGCGTTGCATACCGGCTACACGTTCCCACCGCGAGGCGGGGGAACTGCACCGGAAACGCTCGGCGAATTGCGTCAGGCATTCGTGGACACGGTGAGGGAGTTTGCCCCCTCGGCGCTTCGTACCAACATACTTCCCGATCCCACCCCCAACGATGGGTACGACGACCGAGTGACGGTAGACCCGCCAAACGGCACGTATCGCCCGTACAGCCCCGACCGCTGGGGCGATGACATGAACGTAGGCGTCGAGCCTATCGACGGCTTAGACGACATGCTCGACACGCTCGATGAGTGGTCAGCCAAGGAGACACGCAACGTCCTCAACGACTTGGGGGTCGAGCGGCTTCGACTGAAGTTTGTCGAGATTGACAAGAAGGTAGGGCTAACACCGGACGAGCTTGACGCCGCCCGCGAGGAAGCCTCTGCCATTGTCGGTCGCGGCGCATCTGCTCATGGAGAGCGGATTGTACTGAACGGTGGACGCCAAACCGAAATCGCCAAGGGTCGTCGTGACTCACGGGTGATGGGCTTTGTGCGTATCCACTTCCCCGAGGGTGACGTGAATCCGTGTGGATTCTGCGCCCTCCTCATGTCGCGTGGGATAGATGAAATCTACACGTCGAAAGCCAGAGCCGGCGACACCGGTTCGGACCTCGACAAGTTCCACGCGCGCTGCCATTGCCGTGCAATCGAAGTGTATTCCGCGTCTCTGTATGAGACCGACGCGCAGTACGTACTGAACCGCGAATACCGCAAGTTGTGGGATTCCGAGTTCAAGAACCAGTACGCAGGCAACAACGCAGCAGGCGTCGCCGCATGGCGTCGCCGTTTCCGTGACCGTAAGGCCGAGGCCAGGAGCCAGGCCGCTTAAACCCCAGGAGGGCATAGCACATGAGCAATCCCGTTATCGAAGTTCCCCCGGTCGTCATCACCCCGACCGTTCCCCCGGTTGTTCCTCCGATCGTTCCCGTCATCACTCCGACCGTCCCCCCGGTGGTTGACCCGCCGGCCGCTGACGATGTGGCTTCGCTGCCCGAGTGGGCGCAGAAGCAGATCAAGGACTTGAGGCAGGAAGCCGCTGACCGTCGCACTCGCGCCACCACGGCCGAGACCGCGCTCAAGGCAGCCAAGACGCCGGAGGAGTTCGCCACCGCTCTCGCCGAGTGGACGACGAAGAACACCGACCTGGAGCGCGCCCTCGTGGGCTCGCAGTTCCAACTGCCCGACGCCTTGACGGCGCTGTTGCAGGGAACGACGCGGGAGGAGATGGAGACCCATGCCAAGGCCCTCCAGTTGCTCATCGCAGCCCCCCCGGCAACAGGCCCCCTCTCCGGCGGCCTGAACCCAACCAGCGACGAAGACGGAGAGTCGAGCCCGCTGGCCCTGGCGAAGCGTGCGAACCGCACCCGCCTGTTCTGAACCTACTCCCTAGGAGAATCCAATGACGTACACCCCGCACGTGGTCATCGAGGCCGAGAAGATCGTCAACGCCACCATCGGCATCGCCGATCAGGAGATGACGCTGCCGAAGCTGTTCATCCGCCAGGGCTTCGACCAGTTCAAGGGCGCCAAGGATGACACCCTGACCTACCGCATCCCCGGCCGGCTCGTCCCCCGCAAGTATGCCTTCCGCAACAACCGCGCCAACCCGATCGTGTTCGACACCTACAAGGAGGCCATCACCACAATCACATGGGGCGACCGGGTCTACTCCGGCGTCAAGATCACCGACGAGCAGGCCGAGTTCGACCTCGACAGCCCCACCTGCCTTCAGGTGGTTCAGGGTGCGACCGTTGGCCGTGGCCTGAATACCATCATGGCTGACGCCATCGAGGCCGCGCCGTACCTCTTCACCATCGGCGGCATCACGAACGCGGACGGCGCTACCGCCGTTCGTTCGGCGACGCTTGAGGCTCGCAAGGTTCTGAACAAGCTGGGACTGCCGGCCGCCGGTCGCATCCTGGTCGTGGGCAGCAACTTCGAGCAGGCCATGCTCCAGGAGGACAAGCTCATCCTCGCCAGCGTGGTCGGCGACGCCATCGCCTCCCCGGCCCTGTCCGACGCCACCAACGGCAAGGTCAACGGCTTCACGGTCGTGACCGATCAGACGATCGATGCGGACTCGGCGTACGCCCTGCTCCCGTCCTCGTTCGTGCTCATCACCGGCGCGCCCTACGTCCCGCAGTCGGTCGGCATCGGCGGCACCGCGAGCTACGACGGCTTCGCGATGCGCTGGATGCGCGACTACGACATGGAGTACCTGACCGACCGCTCGGTCGTGGACACGTACGCCGGCGTCAACTACATCAACGACATCTGGCTGAACCCTCAGCAGGACATCGATGAGGTGCAGGACATCACCACCGTCACGGCTTCGGTGTTCGTGCGCGGCATCAAGCTGACGCTTGACGGCAGCTCGACCTACCCGGCCAGCAACACCTACGTCGGCGGCGAGACCGGCCTCACCTCCGGCTGGGTCAACCCGATCGCGGTCGTCACCCCGTAATCGACTGAACCGTTCGTCATGGGGAGGGGCTAGCGCCCCTCCCTTTGGCGTTCCTCGAAAGGAGGACCCGTGAGCGATATTGCTTTGGCGACCATCGAGGACGTGACGAACCGGATCGAAGGCGAAGTCACGGACCAGATGCTGGTCATGATCGAGGCGAAGATTGACGACGCCTCGGACCTTGCCCGCCATTACGGCTCGGAAGCGTGGCTGATCGATACAGCGCCACCCCGAGTGAAGCGCATCGTAGCCATTGCGGTTGCCCGCTTCATGGCAAACCCCACCGGCCTGTCGCAGTCACGAGCTGCCGACGAGACGTTGGCATGGCAGGACTCGATTGCCGAGCTCCACTTCACCGACATCGAAATCGAGCAGATCGGAAAGCTCGGCAAGCCCGTGCTCCCGAAGTTCGGCTCAATCCAGATGACCGCCTACCAGACCCACTACCGCCCATATGGGGACAGGGTTCCCGTTGACTACGGGGGCAAGCCGTTCCCGTACCTCACGCCTAACGAGGTGCTTTGGGATGAGTATTCAGCGTGACCGTGGAGAGGTTGCGCGAATCTACCTCACCGCCAAGGTCACCGACTCGCGAAACAACGTCATCGAAACGCCACTTGACGATTTTATTGAAGTGCGTGGCGCATTCGCCCCTGATCGTTCCGCTCGCGCGGAAGTTGTCGGACAGCAACAGGTGAACGTCTTTCGGATGCTCACCGCGTCCGACCTGTCGGGCGTCTCCCTCTGGTCTCTCGTCAAGTGGCGCAACCTCTGGTGGGATATTGTCGCCCCCCCGGGTTGGCATGTCGGTGACCGGCACACGCGGCATTGGTCGATCCTCATTCGCCAGCGTCCCGATAGCGGGGGGAACCTCGCATGAGGGGCGTGGAAGTATTCAGGCGAATCGAGTCTGGCCCCTTCATGGGCCAGAAGATCGGCAAGGGCCTGTCTCGCGTCATTGAGGTGCAAGCCAAGATGACCGAAGTTTCCCTGGCAATGGCCGCCTTCGCTAAGGCGACACATCTCGACTACAACCGCACCGCGTACACGCGAAGCCGCCCCGACCATTCACGCATCAAGGTCGAAGCCGGCAGCGTGGACCGCTTCATCATTCTCGATGACACGGGCTCGGAACTTGCGGCTGCCGTTATCGAATACGGAGCCCGTGGCAGGAACCCCGGCACGCACACGCTCCAGAAGACGGTCGATGCTTTCAGAACGATGGGGTGACGGATGGACATTTCAAGCCTGAACCTACCCGCCTCTGTTATCGCCGCCGTGGAGTTGACCCCGGTTGAGGACTTCATGCTCGCGCTGTTACGCGACCTGCACCCCGACCTGTTGTTCTTCTCGTTGATTCCGTTCGACCAGGCAGAAGGCGTGCTCGCTACGGGACCGTTCGTTCTCGTTCGTCGCGAACCAAGCATGTCGTCAATGAACTTCGATGAACGGTTCATAGACCTTGCCAACGTCTCGATCCAGGTATTCGTAAAGGACCCCGAGGCAGACCTAAAGGGTGCCCTGATTTCCGAGGCTATCCGTTCCTCGCTCCATAAAGAGGTCCGGCGGCCCAAGTATTACCCCGGCCTGGGTTCGCTTTCGAGCGTCCGTCGCGCCGAGGAAGCCGTACGCAAAACGGACTGGGCGAGCGGCACCGGCCCCGTCCAGTTCGCCGACCTTCCTACCGGCCTCGTCCGTTACGAAGCTGTCTACTCCGTGCAAATCCGTCGCCCCCTCTGGGGCTAACTACTCCCTTAGGAGATTCCATATGGCTATCAAGGATGACGCCACACTTGTCATTGGCGCAGGCAACTTCTACACCGCCCCCACCGGCACCGTCGTTCCGACCGTTTTGAACGTCGCGCCCATCACCCCCTGGGACGAGGTGGGCCACACCTCGCTCGCCGATGTGTTCGCCTGGGCTGTCGATGGTGGCGAGGCCACAATCCTCGGCACCCTCCAGAACAAGCAGCTCCGCACCACGTACTCCGTCCGCACCGAGACGTTCACGGTCGTCGTACAACAGTGGGACGAGTCGGCCCTCAAGAAGTTCTTCGGCACCAACGCCACAACCGAACTGGTCGGCGTTGAGCCGAATCAGATTCAGTGGTTCCATGTTCCCGCCAGCAACGCCGCCCCGTTCGTCGGTGCGTTCCTCGGCATCTTCATCGACGGCATGAACTACTTCGGCATCTACGCCCCCAAGGCCGAGATGTTCCGTGGCGACGTGCCCGGCGTCTCGACTGACGGCCTGGCCTCCCTGCCACTGAAGATCACCCCGCTGATCGACGGCGACAACGACTACGCCTACATGATTACGCCACTCGGCGCGGTCGAGGCGTAAGCCCCAAGAATCACCCTTCCCCGTACGTGAAGCGGACCTCCGTGCGGGGAGGGGGTTCCACCCCGAGGTTCGTATCCCGTATCAAGTCCACATCCCATCCGTACCAACCAGGAGGTCCGCACTCATGGCAACACTCACCCTTGACGACATTCGCGAGTCCGTAGAACGCGAGTTCGTCTCAACCAAGATTCAGATCGGCGAGATCGAGGTCGTCATGACGAACCCGATCCGCATGAGCAAGGAGCAGCGCGCGAAGCTCTCCGCGAGCATGGAGGACACCGAAGAGGCCACCAAGGAAACGCTCGAAGGCCAGTTCGACAGGATGCTCGGCATCATCAAGGCTGCGGTCCCCGACAAGACGCAGGCCAACCTTCTGCTCAAGGCGATCGGCGACGACATGGCGATTGCCATGAAGGTTCTCGACGCCTACCTGAAGGAGCAGAAGCCGGGGGAAGCCTTGGGCTCGCAGGACTGATAGATGAGTATGGGGGTGCGCTTTACGCGGACCTGAAGTTCTACTACCAAGTGGACCTTCGGGATGTAGTGCGCGGAAAGCTGCACCCCCTCCTGCTCATTTCCCTGATCGAGCGTCTTCCCGCATCGAGCGCATTCGCTGCGCAGCATCAAAACAAGCAAGACTGGCACGCTTATCTCGACCTTAGTCCAGAGTATTACGTGATGGCCGGCATCTATGACGCCGTGAATACAAACACGGCGGCGACTGGCAACTTCAAGAGGCCGCCTAAGTTCAAGCCGTGGCCGATGCCACAAGAAATCATCAAAAAGTCGCAGCCGACTACGGTTGCCACTCTGTTTGCGCGCATGTCGCGCAGCTAGGGGAAAACATGGCAGGCACGATTGTCGTAGCTCGCGTAGCAGTCCGCGTCTACCCCGATACAAAGGAGTTCCGTAAGGAACTTCAGGCCGACCTCAAGAAGATGCAGGACGTAGAGGTCGAGGTTCCGGTCAAGCCGAAACTGGACAACGAGACGGCCGATAGGGTCAAGGCTGAGATTGCCGCGAAGTTCAACGAAATCACCGTCAAGATCAAGGCCGCCCTCTCGGCGGTCGATGTCGATGTCGTCAAGGCCAAACTGGACGCGGAGTTCGCTAAGGCTCGGACCGCGACCATCAAGACTACCCTCTCGGCGGTCGATCTCATCAAGGCCAAGGCCGAGATGGACGCGATGTTCGCCAAGAACCAGAAGGTCAAGATTAAGCCGGTACTCGATAAGCTCGGCGCGGCCCAGGTGGAAGCCTGGTTCATGCGGCTCTCTGGCGCCCAGATGCTTACCGATCAGATCAGGGCTGGCATCAACGCTTTCAAGGAACTGCCCGCAATGGTCCCTGGTCTCATTCTGATGGTGCCGGCTATCGCCGTCGTGACTGCGGCCATCCTCAATATGGGCGGTGCGCTCCTGTCGCTTGGGCGCGATGTCGCCAAGGCGGTACCGATTCTGCTCGCCGTTCCCGCTGTCTTCTTGGGCATGGGGCTCGGGCTGGCCACGTTGTTCGTTTCCTTCAAGAAGCTCAGCACGGTGATGCCCGAGGTCTCCAAGCAGTTCCAGGACATCAAGGATACGATGCAGGATTCCTTCTGGGGTACCGCGCTCAATCCGGTGGAGAAGGCTTTTACCACGATGCTCCCCCGGATCAATGCGGGAATGGCCGCGGTGGGTTCCTCTACCGGCCTATGGTTCGCCGACCTCATGAGCAAGTTCTCCAACACGCTTCCGTTCGAGACTTTCTTCCGTGCGGTTGCCAAGATGAACGTCGGCCTCCTCCCCTTCAATACAGCACTCACGAGCATCTTCGACACGATCTTCAAGATGTCGAGCTGGCTACTCCCGTCGTTCGCTGCTGGACTGAGCAACCTCACGACGAAGTTCGCCGACTGGTTCAAGACCGCCAACGACACGGGCAGGTTGCAGACCATGATCGTGACGGCAACTCAGAAGTTCAAGGACTTCTGGGTTCTCATCGTCTCGGTCTACAACTGGCTGAACGCGCTGACCCGTCCGCTCGAAGACCTGAACAAGATGACGATCGACAGCCTCGCTAAGTCCTTTCAGCGTGGCGCTGACGACATGAACACGGCGCTCGGACAACTCAACATCAAGAAGGTCTTCGAGTCGGCACAGATTGCGATGAGCAACTTCTGGACCGAGTCTCATCAGGGCATGTCCGAGTTCTTCAATGCGATGCCCGACTTCATGATGAAGGCCCTCCCGACACTGGGAACTGCCGGCGGCAAGCTCGCCGACGCGATCTTCGGTGGACTCGCGGGGGCCATGCCTGGCATCCTCAAGTTCTTCGATGCGATTGCCGGGGCCGTTGATCTGCTCGCTCCCCAAATCAAAGAAGCCGTCAGGCAGATCGGCTACACGCTTGGTCTGGACCTGGCCGCAATGGTCACGGGGTTCGCTCCCCTCCTGAACGATCTTCTGAAGATGTTCAACTCCATGATCGGCCCGTTGGCCGATACGATCCTCCACCTTTCGCACGGACTTCAGGCACTTCTCGATCCGATCATGCCGTACGTGAACGAGATTATCTTGGCCGTGGGGCAAGGTATCAACAAAATCGCCGTTATCCTCGATGACCTGATGGTATTCCTCGCTCCGTACATCGCCGAGATTGCGAAGAACCTGGTGCCCTTGATCCAGAAGGCCATCGATGGGATTATCCCCGTCATCAAGGACATGGCTCAGGTCATCAAGGACCTCATGCCGGTCATCGGCCCAATCCTCAAGTTCCTCCTTGACCTCGTTGGGGTTGTTCTCAACACTGTCCTGCCCGTGCTTGACCTCATCTTCAAGGAACTCGCCAACGTAATTGAGACCATCAAGTCTATGGCGACGACGCTCGCGCAAGCATTCGACCAGTTGAGCAAGGGTGACTACATCGGCGCGTTCACGACGCTGACGAATGGCATCGGTGGCGCCTGGACCAACTTCATTAACACGACGAACGCGAACACCGCAGCCGCAGGCCAGACGATTGTTGAAAACCTCAGCGGCCAGAATGCAACGGTTAACGGTCCCACCGTCATCGACCAGATGCTCCAGCGCACCAGCGATGGTATCAACGCCTGGGGCATCTCTATCGCGGCGAGCATCGCTGCTTTCTGGCAGGCCATTGACACTGGAATCTCCGCCGCGATGGGTCCTATGCCCGCCACGGTTTTGAGCTGGCTCATCGTGACCGGCCTCAACATTACGGGCTGGTTCCTGGATACCATCAATGGATTCGGGGTGTTCGCTCAGGCCGTAAACGGTGCGTGGAATACGCTGTGGTCTGGCGTTCTTTCCGTGACCCAAGCCTTTAGTGACATGCAGCAGGCTGCGATCAACGCCTTCTTGACTGCCGTGCTCAATGTATTCAGCATCTTTGACTGGACGCTTCAGGACGGGGTGGCTTCCGCCTGGGGCTCGATCGGCTCGATCATTTCGTGGGCGCTTAACGGCATCCAGAATAGCATCTCGTCGGGCTGGAACTTGATTCAGGACATAACCAGGACCGCTTGGAACATCCTTCCGGATGCAGTTCAGGCGGGTATCAACATGGTCCTCAACATGATCTACTGGTTCCCCGAGCAGATAATGTCCGCGATGGGCAACCTTGGTGGCTGGCTATTCAATGCCGGCTCGTCGCTCATGGCCGGCTTCTTCTCTGGGGTCGTGTCTTGGTTCAATACCATCACGACGGCGCTTGACAACTTCACGGCGAGCCTCCCCTTCCACAAGGGGCCGATCGAGCTTGACCGTGTGCTGTTCAAGCCTGCCGGTATCGCCATCATGCAGTCCCTTCTCAACGGCTTTGAACTTGGAGCCAAGAGTATCTGGGATTACCTGGATACCTTCACGAAGGACTTGGCGGGCACGGAGTTTGCCGCCACGCTCTCCACCAACGGCAGCCTCGTCACCAACGCCATGAACGCTGCGAGTAACGCCGCAAGCGCGACGGGCGCCAACGCTAGCCCGAGCGTGCAGGTTACCAACTACTACCCGCAGGCCGAGCCTACGTCGCGCACCGTAAACCGTGCGCTTCAGCTCGCAACGCTGCTCTAAGGGGAATCGCATGACGGCACTCGATGTGTTCATTGACGGCACGCCGCTCAACACGGCGATGTCGGGTGTGGATTCCTTCAAGGGGCGGCGCGGCCTTGCAGGTCGCAGGGTGGTCAGCGTGACCGCCCCCGGTGGTCACGGGGTCATTCCCGTGACTGGCGCGTTCGAGCCCTGGCCGTTCTCTCTGGGCCTCTGGGTGAAGGGTGGGCCTGACGGTTCACCCGGAACCCTCGCGGGCCTGGAGTGGGCCATTGGTGACCTCCTAGGGGCATTCGCGAAGCCCGGACTCATGAACGTGGACTGGGTAGCCCCCGACTATTCGATTCGTCGCGGGGCTGCCCGCCTCTTGGGTTCGACCGAACCCGTGATTGACGAGCTGGAACTGCTCGCCCGCTTCACAGTGGCGTTGGAGTTGCCTCGCGTGTTCTGGCGCGGAGCCGACTTGGTGGTCAACACCTCCACCGTATTCAACGCGGCGGTTGCCATCCCCCTGCTTGGGGAGAGCACGGCTGCCGTGATGGACGCGGAGTTTGTCGTGGTAGGTCCAGCCACGAGTCCGAGACTGTCTACCTCTCGCGGGTTAGTGCAGTACATGCCCGACCTTCTCACTGGGGAGACGCTAAGTATCTCGAACGGGACCTTGCAGGCAACGCTGGACGGTACGCCCGTGACCGCCGACCTTCAGTACGGAGGGTCTAATCCCCGCTTCCTCGACTTATACCCGGGTGACGCCGTGACCTGCACGGCAGGGGGCACGACAATCGCAAGCCTCTGGACTGTCGCCGCCCGTCCGTCCTACCTCTAAAGGGGGTCACATGTACGACGCTCGCCTCGCGCTCTACGACCTGGACACGCTGGTCGATCTACTCCCCTTGGCGCAGGACTTCAACGTAGCCCTCCCACTGGATGATGACTCCTCAATCAGCTTCACGCTCCCCGCCATCGACACCGTTGATGGCGTGGGGGTGGCTTCGATCACACATGTATACCAATATCTATACAACTACGACATTGCACTTCAAGTGTCGAAGGACGGCTCATGGGTTGAGCCGCCGAACTGTCGCTTCTACCTGTTGGATGACGACGTTGATCCTTCCGGCGTCAACGGGATTAAGTTCAGCGGCGTATCCGCTGGCGCATTCGATCTGGCCGGCATTGTCAATCTTGACTCGACCGCATTCGTCGGGACGGACCTTACCCGCACGTTCACCAACGCCACCCCGGGCCAGTACCTGGTAGCCATGTTGCAGGACGCCCAGGCTCAGGGCTTGGCCGGCGCACTGTCGTGGGACTTCACCTCGGAACACGACTCGTCTCTCGTGCCCTGGTCGATGGCCGTCACGATGGGGCTCAAGCAGAACGCCACCGCACATGACGTGCTCCAGTCGCTGACCGCGCAGGGCCTGTGCGACTGGCGCTTCGAGGGGAACGTGCTGCGCATGTTCAACGCGGGCAGCATGGTCGCCTTCGGCAACCCCAACGTCGAGCTGATGCTTGGCCGTGAGGTTACCTCCGGCCCGCAGAAGCGTTCGGTTGCTGACATGGTGGACGAAGTTCTCGTCCTGGGCGACGAGGGCTACACGCTGCTACGGTCCCGCCCGTCAACGCGCAGGCGCGGCCCCCGCGTCGCGGTGCAGTCGCAGGGCGGCGTGACGCAGGAGGCTACCGCGATCCTGCTCGCCGACAGCGTGCTCGATCGGGGCTCGCAGATTCGCGGCGAACTAACCCGCGACCTGAGCCTGCACGACGAGTGCCTGTACCTCCCCTTCTTCAACTACGGAGTGGGCGACGTGGTGATGGCCCCCGGTACAGCCGGGACGCTGGAGCCGTTTCGTATCTTCCAGATCACACTGACCAAGGGCGGCGATGGGTCACTGGTCACTGGCAACGCATTGCTCGGTGATCGGTTCCTTGAGTCCCTGACCAAGCAGTCCCGCAAGATCAATGGCATCCTCGGCGGCTCCACGATCAGCGGTGGTACGAGCGCCACGCCCCGCCCCGCGTCCGACGTGGACCCTCGCACCCCCGCCACGGTGACTGGACTGGAGGGCGACTCGTCCGCATTCTTTGACCCCCAGGGCAACGTGTTCGCGCAGGTGTTCCTGCAATGGAACCCGGTAAGCACGGCTGACAACGGCACCGACCTTGAGGTCACGGCCTACGAGGTATTCAGTCGGGAGGATGTGCCCGGCTCGCCGTGGATACTCCTGACCACCACCATGTTGCCTGCCGCTGCGTGGCAGCCGTTCACGGCTGGCTCGTCCTGGCGCTTCCAGGTACGCGCAATCGGCAAGTACACCGTCACCCCCGGGGCCTCCTCGAATGACGCCGTAGTGACGATGATGGTTGACACGACCGCACCGGATGTCCCGTCCGTACCTGTCATGTCCAGCGGCCTCGGGATTGCCAGTGCCACATGGGATGGCCTTGCAGTTGCGGGCTTGGCGATGCCGATGGACTTCTCTCGGGTTGAGGTTGCGATCGGCACTGGCGTATCGCCCGTCGCGGTTACTGGCGTGCTCGTGGCCGCAGGCACGGTCAGCGTAGTAGCCGATCCGGGAACCACGCAGTACGCGCGAGCTCGTGCCATTGATCGCAGCGGTAACGCTTCGGCATGGTCGGCAAGCGCGTCGGTTGTGGTTGCGTCCGTACTGGACGACCCCACCCTTGCCGCCGCAATCGCGAGCGGTTCGATTATCGCGGCTGGCTCGATTGTCGCTGGAAGCTTTGTCGCCGGCGCGGTCATGGCCGACGACATTCGGGCCGGCGCTATCACTGTTGACAAGTTCGCGGCCGGCACGATCGATGCCGCCATGTTGACGGTAGGCAACATCGGTAACGCTGTCATCATTGACGGCAGTGGCGTGACGATCAGCGACGGGAATCCCCTGAACCCGCATCAGGTGACCATCTCGAATAGCCGCCTGTCCTTCAAGGCTGATGGCGCCGACGTTGCTTACATCGATTCGCAGTACCACAAAATGTTCGCCACCCAAGTCGAAATCACGGACAACTTGAAGGTCGGCTTCCACCGAATCCAGAAGTATAGCTCAGACGTTACATTAGTTAGGTGGGTGGGGTAATGGCCGTTCCCCGGGTCACGCTGTCGCAGACGAACTTTGAGATGGGTACAACGGTCACGATCACCGCCCACCGCCCGCTAGGGTCCGGCGAGCGGATCAAGATGCACTGGCTCTTTGGGGCCGCCTCGGGCTACATCGTCGGCAATGCCTCCGACTGGAGCCAGGTGGACATCGACTCTGCCACCTGGACGCCAACGGTCGCCATGCTGGCTGCACAGATTCCCAATGCAGTCAGTGGCATCGGGACGGTATACTGCGACTACTTCGCCAGCGGTGGCGAGTATATCGGGACCACCGGGGCGGGGTTCACGGCAATCGTGCCCGCCAGCGTCGTGCCCGTAATTGGGTCGATCGAAATCTTCGAGTCCGACTCCACGGCGGAGGTCGGGACGATTGTGGGGCAGATTGTTCAGCACCTGTCGGCCCCCACGCTCCGGCTCGACGCAACGTCGGTATACGGCTCCCCGATCGTCACGCGGAAGTTCCAGGTGAACGATTACTTCTATTGGGATGATTCGCGGGTCGAGGATTCGCGGTTCTCCGTTGACCTGCCGGTGCTATCCAGCTCCGACTGGTTGACGGTGACCGCCATCGTGACCGACGCGCGTGGGCGTACGGCTACGACGACCAGGACGGTCGAGGTGCTGCCCTACTGGGGTCCTAGGATCACGGACTTCCTTGTTCAGCGCTGTGACGCGGACGGCGTTCTGAACGACACGGGCACGAGTGCCAAGGTCACCTCTAGTGGCAATGTTCCCACGCTGTTCAACGGCGACGAGAAGAACCAGCTCACCTGGACGGTCTATTCGCGAATCGTCGGGGATGAGATTTGGGGCGACCCGGTCAAGCAGACCATCCCCGCTGGCCTGACGTGGGCTTCAACAGACATCCTTGGCCTGGGGGCCTATTCCGCAACCGAAGCCTACGAGTTCCGCCTCGACTGCGCGGACAGGTTTAACACAGCGATTTCCATTGTCGCAATCACCACTGGCGTGGTGACGATGTCGTGGGTTCGTGGCGGCGTTGGCGTCAGTAAGGTCTGGGAGCAGGGCGCGCTCGACGTTGGCGGACAGATTTATCAGAACGGACTGGAGGTTGTGGACAGTTCGGGTTTGGACGTGGACGTGTCGAGTCTGATTACGAAGCCGACCGGCAGCCTGGTCACGGACTGGCACGCCAGTCGGGCGGGGAAGGTTCTGACCCTGCAAATCCAGTTCCAGTTCGCCACCGGCGGCGGAACGGCATTAGGGGCGGGGGGCACTATCAACTCGCTGTCCGTGCCTGCCGGCCTGCGGCCGGTCATCGACGCAGAGGTCGCGCTCCCCCGGACGGTCGCGGGCGTGGCGTGCTGGACGGCGACGGGCACGGTCGTCCTGTTGACCTCGGTGGCGACGACGCTCAGCGGTAGCAAGTCGGCGACGATGGTGTGGATTATCGCATGACACCTTGTCCTGGTGGTCAATCGAAGACCTCGGACCAACCGATCCGATTAACGGCGGATTATTCAGCACCATCTACGCGAACAGCGGATACTAAGGAGCAAGCATATGCCTGAAACGAAAATGGGCGGCGCGCCGACCCCCACTCTCGCGCCGGACCCCACCTCAAACGTCCTCAACCTCGTTGACGCGGCAATCCGACGCCAGGATGACCTCCGCAAATCCGATCATGACCACATGCGCGAGACGGTCAGGATGCAGGCGGAGTTCGAGGAGACGATAGATCGG